GCACTGTGTTTTTCATGGTATTAGATTTAAGGTTAACAATGAAGATTGGCTGTCCGTGAGGATAGCCTTTTTTTGTTTTAACATTTGGCATAAAATGAAATTTTCGTAAGATACTGATTATTAATTAAGTGAAAAAATGTGGTAAAACAATTTTAAGACGTTTACCACCCAGATTTATCCAAAAACCAAGCCCATGTACCCTGCTATGTAGGTAACTTAGTTGAATTAACATGAACTAAGACGTGGACATAAACAACTAATTAACATGTTTAGTATCAAAGTAAAAGCAAGGCCAATTAAAGGAAGAAGTAAAGAAGTGAGATTGGAATTGGTCTTTTTTAAAACCGGATTTCCTCGTGTTCCGAAGGTTTTTAACATTATTGGAGAGGCAAAACTCTGGGATTCAGCATCCCAATTATTTAAGGGGAATGACTCTCTGACTGCTCAGAAAAACGAATTAATCTTAAAAGAAAAGAAAAAGTATTTAGATGTTGCAGAGCTATGGGAATCCGAAAAAATCAATTGGACTCCTAAAATGTGGTCTCATTGTTTCGATGTTGAGGCAGAAACTAAGAGTAACGATTCTCCGACAGTATCGGTAGTTGAAGTGATAGACTCAATGATCTTATTATTCAAGACAAAGAGACGTGTCAAGAATGGTGTTGTGGTTACGAGTAGCAACAATGCGGAAAATTATTTGTGGATGAAAAGAGCGTTTATGGAATTTACATTAAGAAAATACTCCAAGAAATTTTCTTCTTTTTATTTTCACCACATAACAGAAAAGTTTCTGAGCGATTTTGTAAATTATACATTGAGACGTGCAAAGCTTAAAAATGCAAACAGCCAAGGTGGTCTTCCTCATAAATTAGGTCTGCTTCGTGCTGTTTTCAAATATGCCCATAAACGTAATATGTATGGCGTTAATCTGTGGGTATTTGATTCGGTACAAGAATACATGCAGGAGAAACAGCCGGAACCAAAAACGATTTCTCCCAAATCCATTGTCCGTATAGAAAACATGAGTAGGAGAGGTTTTACTCCCAAAGAATGCTTCTATATTGATTTGTTTCTCTTCAGTTATTATACCGGTGGAATGGCAAACGTGGATGTGTGTCATTTGACGAAAGATTGCATAAAAGAAAATCAGATCATTTATGAGCGCAGAAAAGTGAACAAGAAGGCTACTCCTTTTCTTACAGACAAGGCTCGTATAATCATCAATAAATACAAGGACGAAGCTTTGGGTGATTATGTATTTCCTATTTTCAAAATCAAGCACAATACTGAAGCAAAGAAACACATGAGGGTTAAAGTAATCAGCATGAATGTGAACAAGACGCTGAAGAAGGTAAGGGAGAAACTGAAAATAAAGGATGAAATCACCTGGTATTCGGCTCGTGGAACCTTTATCTCGAAAATGATAGACGAGGGGTTCCATCCTATGCAAGTAGCCCAGTTTGCCGGAAACAGCCCGGATATGATTTATCGGCATTATTATAAGAATACAGATCCTAAGTCAATGTTGGATAATCTAAATAAAATATTCTAAAAATAAAAGCCTGTCTTCAGTACAAAAAATAATGTTTAAAAGCAAATCTGGAGACAGGCTTATAAAGTAAATATTTAGTTGTTATATAATCAAAGTGCTCCCAACAGAAGCCCTACAGCTCCCCAAACAAGGTCGTGCCACTCTTCGGTTCCGTTCTTCAACCACTTGTCCCAAACAATCTCTTTCGCAACAAGTATCACCAAAGTAGTTAAGATTGCCGCTTCAACCGGCATAAGGTATTTGAGCATGTCATAAATCAATATTCCGGCAATCAAATGTTGTGCGCCATCCATTCTCATTTTATTGATGCAGAAATCGTCTATCTTCTGCCTGATTCTTTTTAGATAATTCATTTTGATAAAGAATTTAATTGCTGTTGTTTATTTTAAGATATTGCAACCATCCGGAAAACAACGGTCTGTTTTCTATGTAGTTGCAGTTCAGTTCGCAGGAATATGCCTCTTGTTCAAACGACACTTTCTTGTATGCGGTTTTTGAATTTCGACAGATGAGAAGTCTTACAAGCCACTCTATCGCATACCAGATATAAAAGGTAAGAGTCGCTACGATATACCATATAGGAGATATGTCAAAAATCAGTTGTAAGACTAAAACCATGTAAACCGCAACACAGGTCGTTTCTATCCATTGATATGAATGGCAGGTTTCATGGTTTCTGACTCTTTGCGTTATATGCTCCGGAGATAACTTGCTTAATACAAACGGGCCAATTGTGATTGTGTGGCAAGAACTGAATGCCAATAGTATCTTGGCGATTCGGTTGTCGTAATAAAATCTTTTCATATCTGCCAGGGGTTTTTGTATGGATCATAAGATGTCTGGAATGTCGCCATCTGCCAGTCTGTAACCGGCTTGTTGTCTTCTGCTATTTTTCGTGGAATCTGAGGGTTGATTCTCAGCTTAGAAGCATCATTAAGCCACTTCATGGAATCCTCATAATCTCTCATTCTAACAACACTGACGTTATTGGGAGCAATCAGTTTGGTAAGCTCGTACACAGCCAACCGAATCATGTGCTTTTTGAGATTGTAGTTTCTGGGATCGTGTAGTGCAAGATTTTCCCCGATAACCGGACTGTCACTGTTCACGTCTATTTCAGGATAATACACTTGGCCATCGTATACAACGTACTCATGTGATGAAAGTTCGTATTCGTTGTACTGAGGATCATAATCGGCAATAGCACCCCAATTTTCCGATTCCAAAGGGTTTTTATTATTGTCGAACCCCTCCAGTGACATCAAAGTATAATAGGAACCGTCAAACTTTACGACATTCCAAAGCTCGTACTCAATCGGATTCCAGTCTGTATATTCAGCAAGTTTCCATCCGTTTACCATCGGGATTCGTATATCCCCAAATCTCCATCCGTTTTCAACAAGACAGATATAAGGCGTATCGTTATATAAGACAATATCACCTTTGTAATAGGTTTTGAACTGGCTGTATCGTTGAAATTCCCATATCTCGCCTTTCTCATCCACAAACTCTTCCCAGTATTCCACGGAAGAAGGAGCCTTGTATCCGCTGATCGATCTTATTATCTCGTGGATTTTACCATCAAAATAAATATGTGCTCCGATCGGATAAGTTACCTTTCGGTCGTATTCAGCGATATATTTCCCTTTATTCAGTTCTTTTTCAATCTCATAGTTCTCGCTCAGATACTCTATGACACTCATTTCTGCGGCTTCCTCGGCTTGAATGAATGTTTCCGGTTCGTTTCTCGTTATCTGGGAAAGGCTGTCTTGCGTGATGATTCCCAGATAATCGCTATTGTTTAAAAATCGTCTGTACATAGATTAATGGTTCGTTAATAGTTAAATCCTTCGTTAATGGTAGCTGTGGAAAGGATGGTCATAGAACCGTCCCCTCTTTTGTATTTCGTCCAGCTATCCCTTAAATAATAGCATAGCAGGTAATCAAGGCAGTCGGACAAGTGGCCGTATTTTTCGTATTTTACGCCTGTTTTAGCGTCTGTAACCTTTGCCTTGCACTTTGTACCATCCTCGTTCTTTAACTGGTAAATAAGGTCTTCTGTGAGCTTCCTGCAACGTAAATCAATCATCAGTTTCCATCCGTCAAATCCCTCGAACACCTCATTGACAAATTCACATCGGGTAACTTGTGGAGGCTGCTTTTTTAAGAGCTTGATCTTAGGTTTCAATACGCCCTTGCCCAGTGTTTCCGTGATGATGGTGTAGTTGTTTGTCCCATCTTCATTTGTGGTTGAACGCTGTAATCCGGCAGGGTCTCCTGTCACGTCCACCCCTCCGATATGTTTTTCCCTATACAATTTCTGTTGTATCTTCCTTGCCAGAGCCGGAGTATTGTTTTCCTTCTTTTCCGGCAATCCCAATATTTCCTCTATGACATATATCTCTTTTTTGTCATAGTTTATCTGAGCCAACAAAGTAGACATTCTGGGTGCGACATTGAAGTCCCAGATGGTAATGATAGGTTTGGTCGGATCGTAGACCTTTTCCTTCAGGTTCGTTATAAGATGTCTGGAACCGTCAAAATTGTGGTAAACGGCCATATCGTTGGCTTCCACAAAATCCCAGTTACCATATAACAAACGCTCCTTTGTGGCTTGGTCACGAATCTTGTTCAATGCCGCCTCGTAAGTCTGCCGGAAAGCGATGTCCGGGTTGTCGAATACGGAGAACGGTATATAAGCCTCTCCCTCCCGGCATTCCACCTTGTCTCCGTTTTCATCCTGTACGAACCGGGAACGTACCCAGTTTGTAGTCGGGTTGGTGCTCATAAACATTCTGGATGTCTTGAATGTCTCGTGTATTCTCCAACGAAGACGGGAAAAAAGCACTTCAACCGCCTTTTCCGAAATCTCCGACACCTCGTCGATCATGGCAATCGTATATTCGGAAGAACCGAATCGCTCGAAGTTCGGGTCAGAAGGCAGATCGACCATTTCCTTCATGATAATGACAGAGTCGTTCCAAAAGGTAAGCGTACCTTCCAGATTATTGATTCTGTAGTTCACTTCTTCTTTTAATCCCCAGTTTTTTAGAACCGTCTTGATCGTATTCCAAGTAGATTCCTTCAAAGACTTGATTGTCTTACGTGCCACGACCGCACGGATGTTCTCAAATCTCATGCAGGAAATAATGAGCCAACAGGCTCCCAAAAACGATTTTCCACCACCTGCTGCTCCACCACCTAATATCATTTGTGGCAGATTTGTGTTTCCACATGACTCACAAACAGGCTTGTATTGTGGATTCTTTTTTACATCGTATCCGATGAGTTTCTGTGTTATGTGACCACCACATTTGGGGCAATAATCCGGTTGAAGCAATTTCCATAGTTCATATTGCCTTTCTGACGGTCTGAAATCAATTTTAATGTTCTGGGGTGGTCTCAGTTTTGCATAAATTCCCATGTTTAGATATTTGCAGCGGCAATCGTAATGACAGAAACCGCCATGATTATAAGTATGTTGTTTAGAATTATCTTTCTCATAGTCTGGTCTTATATGGAAACAGCACCCAACTTTTTAGGGCTGGATGCTGTTTCGGAAGTGTTCTTATGAAACATGAATTTTAATTTCTCGCTCTTTCTTTAAAATCTCATTCAAGGCATCCGAAGTGGCTCTTGATTCCAGCACCTTGCCTTTTACCTTGTTTTTCCCAACAAGAATGCACCCTGCGCTATCAGTAGCGGTGTTTCCGGGATGTATTAGGATTCCAATAAAATGCGGCACATCATGCAGTCTTGGTAAGACACGTTTGAACCTGGGTGAGTATTCCATCGTAATCTTGTATTCTCCTGATGGGATAGCGGTCTTTGAATAAACCTTTTCCGGGCATTCGCAATTCAATCCTTTAGGCGTGTTCGGACAATGTGCCGGAAGTTCTCTCACCTTGTCTTCCAGAGTATCGCAGAAATATTTTCCGTCAATGTATAAACGCCCGATTGTATAAGTCGCTCCTTTGAAAATTCTTTTCAGTTGCAGTAACATTTTGGTTTCGGTTTAAAAATGAACAATATGTGATTTTGTTTTTAATTAAGAATAGCGATGTCTGGCAGGGTATGTTTTATGAATGTTATACGAATAACTTATATTTACCATATATGCTTTGTTAAATATAAATATTGCGCATTGTAGATATTTTCTACATTTATACCCACACATACACAATATTTTTTTAGTTTTCTGTTTTGTATAGTGTTGTTAATCAGGTGTGTATGACTATTATTTGAAATTTGGCATGTATATTGTATTAAAATGGTAAAGATTGTTTAGAAGTAATTTTAGGTAGAAGAACATAGACATCATTTTTCAAACATCGTGTAAATATTGCTTTATAACATTACTTGGAAATAGTAGAGTATTTGTTTATTCATAATGTGAAAAGGAATTGCTTGTGAAAGCGATTCCTTTTATTAGTTTTGGGTTTTGCATGTTGCTGGGTGCATTGAAAATATGCCAAATCCATATATTGTTGGTTCAAAAGCAAATCAAGAGGAAAGTTTTGTTGTTTGATTTATCAGATAACAATTGATATTAGTATATTCGTATGTCATTTTACAAGCGTAATGTTTTTATACAAACATTGATCGAAAAATTCGGTTTTTATATTTTGCATTGTGAAAAGAACTATCTGTGAAGATCGTTCTTTTCTTATTAATCAATATTTTAATTAGAAAAAGAGGCGGCTAAAACACCGCCTCTCTCTGTATCAGGTTTTCAGAAACATATCCTCTGACCTTTCTTCTAAGTTCCCTCAGACTTTTGCTGTAAGAGGTCGGAATAATGGAACCGTCATAAATATCTCTTGCGTAATACCGTCCTGTTTCTGCGTTCCGAAAAGGAAAACAATATCCGTTTTCCCAACGCCTGTCCCATATTTGCTGTTCCATATTGGACGGCTTATGACTGGATCAATCGGTTAAGCTGTTCCGCTTGTTTGTCCGCTTTGTTTTTAAGTTCTTGAAGAGCGATATTTTCCACAGACAGGCTTTTAATTTTTGCATCGTTTTCTTCCATTTTCTTTGAAACTCCGCTACTGATATTCTTTAGCTTGCTTACCGCATCGGTAAAAAGTTTGGTTGCTTCTGCCAGTTGGCTTGCAAATGACTGAGGTTTTTCGATCTCTTGGGTTTTGGTTCGCCCACTTAATTTTGAAAACATAGTTTTTAGTCTTTGATTTTTATATACTCTGAATATTTGATTTCCACGTATGGATTGTCACTTGAAATAGTCTGGTGTATCGCTTTCACTTTCCATCTCCACCAAAGGAACTTGTGCTTGTATTCGATCCAGAATGCCTGATTAAGAGTAACGGGCAGATTGATTTTCCCCGTCAGCCTGTCGTTCTCAATAATCCCGTTGATTTTCAAATACGGGGTATCCATCCTTACAGCCTTTAAGAAAACTGGAACGGTATCTCTTATCATCACACTGTCCTTTATTTCCGCATCAATGGGAGCGTCCACTTTCACATTGTGTTTCGCTGCCGCTTCCAGATCCTTTATTCTTATCCCCAGTTTCTTTATTTTTTCTTCATCTTCAGCCCTGAACCGTTTGTATTCATCCAAAGACATGGTTAGTGTTTTGATGTCCAGTGCCATCGTTGAAGAATCAGCCTGTATTCGCCGGACTTCCGACATAAGAGCTTCAGTATTGGACTTATAACTGTCTTTTTCTTCGATGAGTCTTTGGCGTGATCTTAGAAGTGAGATTGTGATACCTGAAAGAACAGCGATAATCAAGAAGGAGTATTTATTCATCAGCCTTTGGTATAAACACTCCTTCTTGGGTTATACATCCCACGCAACTGGTAACAAACCCTTCAGGAGCCAGTTGCCAGTTTTTTGCCCATTCCTCCACAACGGTCGTCTTGTGCGGACAATTACCGAATCTTGATTCGACATAGGTATACGGGTGCGTCATTTTGCTATGCTCGTCCGGGAATTGCGCTTTTATCTTCACATCCTCTTTCCACTGTGGCATCCTGATATAACCGGCTTTCTTTTCCTGAAGCATGTAGTAGGCGAGGGGGTAAGGAAGTGCATTGCAGGACATGTATTTCTTCTTTTCGAAATCAGATTGGCTGATCCACCCCATGTGCCCGGATTCATCTTTGATAAGATAGCCTTCTTCCAGCGAATCCTCTTCTTTTCCAAGCATCTTTTTCATAAACTCTTTCTTGGTCATTTTCTCGACCTCGATACATTCTACTCTTACAAATTTTTCCATTGTTATGTAAATTATAAAGTTTTGATTGACTGACTGGGAATGAACCATTCATCTTCTTCTTGAAACGGCTCTGTAAATTCTACAATGTATCCCGGATTCTTTCTTTGCGATTGGTCAAGCGATTCGATGATACGCCCCATTCGACCAATCAATCCTTCCAGTTTTAATTCCCTTAATTCTTTTGAATCAACAATTTCAATTATCTGATTAATCATCGGTTTGTTTATTTAACGTATAGAAGTTCAAACTCATCCTTTCTCCTTTGTCTGATAGAGGGAATCACTTTATTTTTATATCTGCAAAATGAAACGTATTCTTTATAGAAATCCCTGTTTCCGCTTCTTATTTTTCGTATAAGCCGGCTGGCTGGTTTGTTTTTATATCCTAAGATATTATATTCTCCTACATTATAAGCCAACACTCCAAGAATCAAAGAATCCTTTCCATATTTTCTGAACACGCTGCATTTTTGTAGTAGGTCTTTTCTTAGAAGAGAATCAGCAAATTCTTCAGAAATATCGTGATTGAAAGTGTCACTTTTCAATAATCTGTGACCGTATCCGACATAGTATTTGTGTCGCTGGTCATGCCATCCTTCTTTTTGCTTAATCAGTTCTACCGCCATGTCAAATTTGGAAATTTTGTTTTCCATTTTATGTTTTGGAATAGAAGTGGTACTGTTACAAGCCGGCTCTACTGTAATAGAAAAGAAGAACAGGGTCAAAATAAAAACTTTTATCTTCAATATATTATCGGTTTTGGTTATAATTTACTCTGTATATTATCGCATATTTAGTTTGTTATTTTACGGGTTAATTTTTATTATAAACACTCGAAAAAATAACAATAAAAAAAAGAACCACAAAGCAAATGCGGTTCTTTTTGGCGGCTTATCGGGAATTTTTCAAGATTTCCTTAATATCCCTTCTCATCTCTTTTAAATCGTCCTGCATGGACGTAAACTGTTGCATGGTAGCTTCAAATACGGTCTTATCCACCTTGATTGCGTCAATCTTCTGATATTGGTCTTCCAGTCTTAACTCAATACGATCACACCTGTCTGCCAGTGCATCTATTCTGGTCGTGTTATTGAGGTGTTGGATGTACATCGAAATCAGGAAAGAAGCGACAATCGTAAGGGATTTGATATTGTCGCTTATGAAGGCTCTTATTTGTGGCATGGGTCATTCAAGCGTTAGAAGGATTGACAATGCTTTGGAAACGGATTCTATCAGCCTGACCGCCTCTTCCGAATCCCTCAGTCCGTATAATGCCAGAATGATTATGATGGCCATGTAAACATTTTTTTCCGTCCGTTTAGCTTTCGTGCCTTTCTTCTTCTCCATTGTTTTCTTTCTGAGGAACTATAATATTAAAGATGATACCATTGTCGCCACCCCCTTCGATCTTCAGTTTTGCTTCCTGGGCGTGTTTGATCGGGTACAGATCCATCAGTGCTTTTGCCGCATTGACCGCCACGGCCCGAAGTGGAGCCGGGGACAAGTCCATTCCCCATTTGTCCTTGTATTTGGCGGTGGAAGTTTCTTCCATCACCGCTTTGAGAGTTTCGGTAACTTGTAACTTTACAGCGATAGCCTCCGTATCGGTTTGCTGTTGTTCACTTAATTTCTTGATACGTTCCGAGATATGGGGTTTGCCAAGCAGCCGCCTGCTTTTTAGACTGACACCAGAACCGGAATCCTGAAATGCTTCCCTATAGCATTTACAGTGCTGTCCTGCAAATTCCCTCCCACCGTTTATATACAGGTCGCAGAACAGGCTTTCCGCTTTCGTCAGTCCCAGTTCGTTCTTTAGCATCTCGGACGCAGATACCTTATTTTCCTTTTTCATAGAATTGATATTATTAAAGCCCAACATAGAACAGGTAGTGTCATGTCGGGCTTTTATTAAGAATAGGGTGTTTGTTATGTATCGGTTTGTTCTTTTTCACTGGTCACAGCCGCCACCTGTTCTTTTGCTATATCGGGTTTCAGGGAGATAAGTTGCTCCATCAGTGCTTGGTAAAAGACATCGGCCAAAGCATCGGCACAGGCTTCCGCATCTGCCAGCGAGTTGATAAGACGCATATTGAAAGACACATCCAGATCGTATCCGGTAATAGCCGCCATCATCTCGTTTCCGTCATATCCGAGAACCCCGTATCTCATCCTTTCGTCTTTTCTGAACGATACGGTTTCATTTTCTTCCGTCATACATTTAGATTTTAAAGTGTGTTCTTGATTTTTCCTTTTTCTGAAGTCCTGCACCCGTAGATGATCCGTCTGAATTTCTCAGTCGGTTGGAACAGACGATTGCCACGTTAAGAGTAGCGGTAACATCCGCATCCGCATCATGGGCATCGTCCAATTCGATACCGAGCCGTTCTGCCAGCAGTTCCAGTTTGTACGATGTCACTTCCGGATCACCGGCAAATGTGAGCTTGCCCAAGTCTATCGTGTCTACATAATGAGGCTGGAAGTTCCCCCAAAAGTCAGTGATTCCGGCAAAAACCTTGGCAAATTCCTTCAGTTTGCCTCCATAGGCCATAAGTTGCTGAAGGAAACCGCAGTCAAAAACAATGTTCTGCCCGATAAGAAACGGCTTTGCGGTCTTTGATTTGGAAAGGGTGTTTCTTGTGGCGAAATCAATCACGTCACTTGCCACCTGTTCGACATCAACTCCTTTTTCATACAACATATCCATTGAAATATCCGAGTAGGTAAGAGCTGCTTCCTCATATTTCATCAGTTGCCCTTCCTCTTCCTCAATTTCCCTTTTGTTTTTCAGAACCTTCTTTCGTGTCTTGCCCAAAATATCGCTCTTGTGTTTATAGGGGTAGATATAATTCATGTAAGTGTCTATAACCTCCCATGTATCGAGCCGTACCGCTTTCATTGCGATCTGGGTACAAGCTCCGTTTTGTGGGTCTAAATCCCCGGTTTCAAAATCGAGTACAATCCCGACAAAAACGGTCGGTTCGCTTTTTGGTGCTGCCATAATTAAAGTTTTAGTTTATAATTTATTGATTTCACTTAATATTTTATTCTCAAACTCTTCTATTGTCCCATCATTGATGATGATACAATCATAAAAACTATCGTTTATGTGAATACGTCTTTTGTCCCTCGCTAATCTGTCCGGCTCGATCCCTCTTTTAATGAGCGTTTCTTCCGAGCATTTCACTGCGACAGGGACAATGAGGTATCTGTTCCCGAAATCCTTGACAAGACATTCCAGTCCTGCCTCGTCAATTACATAGGTGCAAATTCCACCTTTAGGAACCTGGCTGTGGAGAGCGAAATACTGTTCACCTCCGAATACCGTGTATGCCAGCATATCGTCCCCTTCCGGCACTTGTTCGCTTCCAATAAAGAAATGTTCCACGCCATCGGTTTCACCGGGTCTTTTGCGTCTGGTCGTGTATGACACGATAGTCGGAATGTTCATTTTCTTTCTAAGGAACTCGGCCATATAGGTTTTACCGTTTCCCGATCTTCCAACGATGGCAATAATTACAGGTTTCATTCAGTTTCTCTTTCTATAAGCATGTTGTTTAATTGTATATGGTTAGTAATTCACTTGATTACAATTCTCAGACATTGAACAGCATGGAAGACTTGTATGTCTGCAAGCAATGACAACCGGAATAGTCGCTGTATTTAATTATAGCTGACACGATAATCATTTTGTTCTTTGACTGAATAACTTTATCACGGTTCGCCTTGTAGAAATCATCCCACATCACCAGTTCGATAATATCGTTATTCTGTTGCAGTTTCAGTTTGCAGAAAGTTTTCTTCTCGCCTGTTTTCTTGTCCTGATATTCCACTTCGTCATGTTCCAGAACGGTTGCGCATACGGCTATCCGTTTACCTTCGCTTTCTTTAAGAAAAGCATCCTTGATTGTCATATAGGAAGCTCTTCCCCTTATATGCTGTTTGGCTTCCGAATTGTCATATATTCTCCTGTAATCAACGGAACCGATACCTGATACCTTGATCTGAAGCATTGACCAGAAATAGTGTTTGTCTGTCATGTCGGATGGGAAATCCTCTTCTTTCAGATCAAACCCCAATTCTTTGGCTGCTACACAAAGAATCCTGTATCTTTCCGGAAGCGACTTGACGTTTTCAATCTTATCGAAGCATCCTGCCAGAATAAGGTGTTTCACGTGCCGGGCGTTTATCGGTACTTTTCTTGCTTCTTCCTCGTTATCTGGATCATCCCAGTATTCGTACTTTTTAAGTTTGTACTTGAATATGCGGTGGATGAAATTCTCGATGGATGTAAATGCCCCGTTCTTCTGACGCTCTTCCACTATGTACTCAACGGTCTCGACACCT